TTCACGCTGCCGATACCACAGGAGCAGATTCGCGGCCTTCTCGACGTGTCGGGAACGCCCCGCGACGCATACGGCATTGTTGTCTCGTGCGAAGACCTGGGCGACCACTTCGGCAACACGGGCGGCGTGCTTGTTGACGTGCGGCCAAGCATCACGATATACACCCACATCAACGAGGATGAAGACGGCGGGCTGTGCGACGCCATCGCCTCCGACGTGCTGGGCGCGATGCAGTCAATCGCATACATTCTTGAAGGCTGGCTTGTCGCCTGGAACGGGAGCTGGACGGTCGCAGACACGACGATGGATGGTTCATACAGGCAGATAGCTCTTTCCGCTACGCTGCCGCTTAACAGAATCTAGGAGGAAACAAAAATGTCAACTTATACTTTTGGCTGTGCGGCGGTCGAGGGGAAAACTGGCTGGCTGGTACAGAATTCGTCAATCAACAAGACCTCGCAGGAGGCATTGGCTTTGGACAATGTAGGCGAGCCAGTTGTCGCCCACTACTACCAGAAGACCGACGAAATGAGCTTCGAGGTCGTGCTGCCAGACGACGCGAGCAGCATCCCAGAGCCAGGCGACGTTTTCACATACGAAAGCGTCAAATACTACGTCACAAATGTTTCAGTAGCCCGCGTGAACACGGACTTTGTGCGCCACACGATGACCTGCAAGCACTTCGTCGCCCACAACCTGCCAGCCTAGGAAGGCAACCACCGACTTCAACGGCCTCCAACTCCCCAGCGGAGGCGGAGGCTTTTTTAGCTAGCAAATGTTAGTTGGAAACGAGAAAATAGACGTTCCAAGCAAGCACACCCCCGAAATGGTGCGGCATGAGATGGACAGTATGCTTGGCTATTCCGACCTTCGCCTTTGCGTCGGCCACGTGGTCTTGCTTGCGGAGGCGAAAAGCCCGTATATCTACGGTGGCAAAATCACCGAGCTGGATTTGGAGCTGGCGCGCAAGATAATCAAAGCGCCTGGCATGGATGACGCGAAATTCCACACCGCCCTGCAAGGGGAGCTTGATGCGGCGTTCCGCCCCGTGGAGCTGTTCGACGCGGGCGACCAGCCGAAAAAGGAAGGCGACGAATTGCACAAAATCCAGCCGTTTGGCCCCGAATGGCTGGCGGATTTGGTGCGGGCGGCCTGCCAGGCGGTGCCATCCATGACGCTTGACGACGCGCTGTGGCGCGTCCCCATGGTGATGGCGATGCATCTGTACGTCGCCGAGGCGCGGGCGAACGGGGCTAAGACGATGAGGCCGCCGGACTACGCGGAGGCGATGAGAAGATTTTACGCGGCGCAAAAGGAGAGTAAGCAGTAATGGCCGACGAGAAGAAAAAACTTGTAGCGGAAATATCGGGCGACGCGAAGCCCATGCAGCAGGCTCTCGACGCGGCTAAGAAGTCTGTTGAGCAGACCGCCAAGGCGGTAAACCAGACCTCGCAGCAGACGCGCCAGGGGTACGACCGCGCGGCGCAGGCGGCGCAGAGAATGGGGCAGACTGGCGCGGGCGCGAACATGACGGTCGCCCAGGCGGTGCGCCACCCCATCCAGACTGTGCGCCAGCTTGCGGCCGAGGCGAAGAATGCAGCCGCCGCGCTGCTTGGCATGGGCAGGGCTGGAAGGCAGGCCAGCGCGGAGAGCAAGGAGCTTGGCAGCGCGCTTGGCCAGATGGTCGGCATGGGGTCAAAGATGGCCATAATCGCCAAGGGGTTCCAGGCGTTGGGGCAAATCATCAAGGATTATGTCATCACCCCGATAAAGGAGGCGTACAAGGACATTGAGCGCATTGCAAAGCAGCGGTTCGCCGTCAATTCGGAGATTTACGGCGGCAAGGCCGACAGGTGGAGCAATGCGAAGAAGGAGCTTGAGGCGTATTATTCGGCATACGACAAGGCGATGAGGGCAAACGCCACCGAGCAGGACAAACTCGATGAACGGACGGCGCGGCGGAATCTGGAGAGGCACGGCATCAGCATCGACACGGAGGGCGCGCCGATTGAGACGCAGATACGCCAGCAGCTTGACAACGCGCACAAGGAGTTCATCAAGGCCCTGGAGGGGCAGGTGCGCGAATCCATCGAGGGGATGGACGCGGCGGACAAGGCCATCGAGAAGCTGGGGAGCGGCGTGGGCTGGGACAAGTCCGCATGGGCGGCGGAGCGCGACCGCCTGCAAGGGGAGAAGGACAGGTACAGGGCGGCTCTTGACAAGGCGAACGCGGAGCTTCTGCAAGCGCGGAAGGAGACCCCTGGCGAGGATTTCTCAAGCAAGGCGGCGGCGCAGGCCGCCGACAGGCTGGCCGAGGAATACGACAAGCAAACCAAGGCCATCGAGGAGGCCGACAGGCGCGAGGCGGAGGCGAAGCGCAGACTTGCGGAGGCAGAGGAAAGACGCGCGGACATCGAACGCCAATTAGCCGACGAGGGAAGGCTTGAGGCGATGCAGCACACGCGCGACCTGCTCAACCACCAGATGGGGAGGTTCGGTTTTAGGCTGGACGAGTACGACGAGGAGAATCTGGCTGAATCCAACCTGGACAGGGTGCACAGGCGGCGCAACGTGCGGCTTGACGCGCGCATAGAGAGCAAGCTGGAACGCCAGCGGCAGGGCTACAACGTGCATTTCTCGCCGCGGGAGCAACGGCGAATAGAGGAACTACGCGCCCTCAAGGCGCAGGGCGAGGGGCTGACCGCCGAGGAGAAGGCGATGCAGGCGGCGCGCAAGCAGGAGGACGCGGCGCGTAGGCTGGACGACGCGGCGGCGGCGATACAGGAGGCGTCGGACGCGATAAAGGACGCAGAGAACGCCAGGGACGAGGCGACAAGGGGGAGGGGCGCGGCGGAGGGTGCGCGCGGCCTTATCGCCAACGCGACCACGACAGACTTCTTCGACATCGCGCAGGGCGCGCGCGAAGCCGTGCCAGACTACGGCTCCATACTGGAGCAGATACGGGGCATTCTGGACGCGCAGAGCGACAGAGTATATGTTGTAAAGTAAGGAGGATATATGCCAGACCCAACCCCTCAATATTATGCAAACTGGGAATTGGTTGATTACAAGGTGCAGTTCGAGCGGCGCACGAAAAACGTGATAGTCGGCGGCTACGGCCCCGTAGTCTCCAGCGTGCGCCAGGCGCGCCCCGTGCTGGTCAAGGTCTATGAGGCCAAGCTGACCGACGTTGACCCCTCGCTGGCTGAATTGCCCTGCCCCGCGTATTTGGCTGGCACAAACTACGTGCAGGCCAACCCCGAGGGCTTCGCCTCAATCGGCTGGGGCGAGGGGCAGTGGCACATATCAGACATTCAATACACCAAGCCGCTTGGGGAGCCGATGGCGCGCAAGGTGCGCATAACGTGGGAACACTTCGGCGTCTGGTTCCCATACGAAAGCGATTCTGACAGCCAGTAAGGAGGCGTTATGTACGGAAACAACCTCGACGCTGACAAATTGGGCATCCGCGACCTGGTGGGCGAGCCTACGGGCAACGCGCTAATCAACTGGGTCAAGGGGCTTGCGACGACAAGCCAATACCTGACAACCTCCCCCAACGCGAACGGCTCCATTGACATTGACCTCAACTTCGCCCTTGTCGCCAACACTATTTTGAGCCTGGTTGAAAACCTGGCGGGAGAGTTCAAGGCAAGCGTGGACGGCTCAAAATTGACCGTGGCGGGAGGCCACGTCTTCCTCCCCGACCGCGCCTATATCCTCGCGGACTACACGCGCAACCTAACGGACGGCGACGCGGGGGACTGCCTGTGCATCAACCTAACCGCTTCAAGCGCGTCCTATGCGTGGACTGCAATGCCGAGCACGGGCGTCGTCACGGCGACTGGCGCGACCCTTCCCCTGTACCGCCCGTTCAAGAGCAACGGCAAATGGTACGTGCAACATCTGCATATAGGTTCGTATGTGCTGCCGTTCCCCCCTGCGCCGATAATAGCGGGGTACAGGGAGGACGAGGTGCAGGCGTTGACCCACCAAGCGGCTGGGCTTTTGTGGGGGAAGTACTGCCCAGACTGCTCCGACAGCTCATCGAGTGCAAGCACGTCATCCAGCTCATCAAGCGCGAGTGCGAGCGCATCAAGCTCCAGTGCGTCGCATTTGGGCGGCGGGCATCTCAATGTTTCGGATACCTGCAACGACTGCTCTGGGTTTAGTGGAGACTACTACCTAATAAGCGGGAATCCAGATGACAGGACTGGCGTTTGGGCGCGTGGAGACGGGGCGCAAATAGCGTTTTCCGTGAATGGCTGGCACCTGACATACGGGGCAAAGGATGTATATGTGTGGAATAGCAGCTACCCATATCAGCCAGACAAGTGGTCGGGGAAGTGGAAAACGGAGGTTAATTGCACTCAAGACGCTTGCGGATTTAGCGGGTATTTGTATGTCGAGTTCATTTCATCTGCATCTTCGCAAAACATCGAGGATGAACTAATCTAGGAGGCTGAAACATGGCTTGCAGCTGCCACGGCAAAAGCGGCGAAAACCTACAGGGGCGCAGAATGCCGCCTGACAGCCAATGCTTGTCTTGCGCGTGCAAGCATCTTGGGCTTGCGACGGAGACCCTGCATGAATTGAGCTATGAAACCGACAACCGCGAATACGCGCTGGCGCATTTGCGCCTTGCAATGGAGCATACGAAGCTGGAATGGCGGGATGTGGCGTTGAGGCTGCGTGATGTTTGCGTGGATTTGGAGCTTGGACGCGACAAAAGCCCGTGGGAGATGCGGGCGAGGCTTGCGGCCATCCTGGATGATTTGTGCAAGATGCGAGATGCGCAGCACCCCGAAATCGGGGGACGGCTGGCGCATTTGAAGGAGGCCGAAAGGCCAGACGTGATAATCCCCCTTGGGCCAGGTTCTTCGCACGACAATTTGGAGCTTCGCTATCTTTTGCGCTCCATCGAAAACAACTTGCAGGGCTACAACCGCGTCTTTATCGTCTCCACCTGCGCCCCCGAATGGATAAACAAGGACGCTTTGACGGTAGTGGAAATCGGCGACATATACGACCACAACAAGGACGCCAATTTGCACCGCAAGACGCTCGAAACCATCAAGCAATATGGCGTTGGCTGGTTCATCTGGTGCGCCGACGACAACGCATTCATGCAGCACGTCAAGGCTGGATGGCTGCCGACCCTCCACAACCACAGGACGCGCAAGGAGTTTGATGGCGAAGGAGGCACCTGGAGAATTCGCGTCGCCAACACCTTTGCATGGGCATCCAGCAGGGGCGTGGAACTGCCGTATAACTACGAATGCCACGCGCCGCAGCTGTTCGACGGGAAGGCACTGCTTGAAGGCATGAAGGGCGTTGACTACGGGAAGCAGCCTGGCTTGTCGATTTACACGGCATGGCGCGTTGTGACCGATTCATGGCGGTACTCCGTGGAGCAGTCAAGGCACAAATTGACGCTGGAAAAGGAGTGCGCGGAGACAATAGGGCGGCTGACCGACGACGACCTGCAATCGCGGCTGTTCCTTGGCTACGACGACGGCGCGGCGAGGGGCGGCATACTGGACAGGCTGGAAAGGATTTTCCCGCAGAAATCGAGATTTGAAAAATGAGAATAAGCATAGTCACAAACACCATATACAGGGCGGAGCCTTCCTATGTCGCCATCACGGACGAATTGAAGACCGAGTGGTGCTCCGCCCGCGGCGTGGAGTACATACGGAGCAGTTATAATCCGCATCCCGACCTTCACCCCGTATGGTGCAAGCCCAGCGTGCTGCTTCGCTTTTTCGCTGGCAGGGACTGGCTGGTATGGATGGACGCGGACGCGGCCCCTGTGGGGGACGTTGATTTGGCCTGGCTGCTTGCGTCGGCTGGCGACAGGGTCGTAATGGCGCGGGACATCAACGGCTGGAACGCGGGGGTATTCGCCGTCCCCTGCACGGACTTCGGGCGGCACTTCCTGGGGACGGTTGACGCGCACCGCGAGGATGCACGGTACCAGCGCGGCTTCCGCGAGCAGCAGTGCATGGCCGACATTTTCGACCACTGCCCAGACGTGGTTTTCGAGCCGCCGCGAGGGTTCGGCTGGAACTGCTACCCGAATATCTACAACAGGCAGGTCGACCCCAACATCTACAAAAACGGTGATTTCTGCCTGCATGTCCCGGGCGCGTCGGACGCGGCGCGGGAAAGAATTTTCAAGGAGATGCTGAATGAAATACATACGCTTCGCAAGCCATAGCCACATAGGCGACATGGTTATTTGCACTGGCGCGATACGCAACGTATGCGCCGCCTGCAACGACATCAAATTCGTCACGCCCGAATACTGCCGCGACATATACCGCCACAACCCCGACATGGTGGAGCGTGCAAACACCTACACGGAGCTGGGTAAAATCACCTACGGCACGCTTGCGGAGGAGCAGCGGGGGCGATGGGGCAACGTGGTCGAGGGCTTCTCACGCTCGCTGTGCGCCCTCCTTGGCATTCCGATGGTTCCCATTGTGACGCGCGTCCCCGTGCTTCACCTCACCGCCGAGGAAATGGAGCGGGCGAAGCGCTGGCGCGGCTATTGGCTAATTAACGCCAACTGCCAGACCTGCTCCATGAGCAAGGGCTATCCCTACTGGCAGCGCGTCGTTGACATTCTCGGCTGGCGGTTCGCCCAGATAGGCGGGCGCGAGAAGCGCGACCTCTCCCCCGACCTGCGCGGGGTGCTGGACATGAGGGGCAAGACAACCCTCCGCGACCTGCTTGTAATGGCCTACGGGTGCGACGGCATCATCTCGCCGCCGTCATGCATAACCAGCATAGGCGCGGCCTTCGGCAAACCGCAGATATGCGTCAACGCGGGGCGCGAGCCCGACGCGCTGACCGACTACCAGCGCGTGCATCACGTCTCGCACAAATGCGCCTGCGGCTGGGGGGTTGACACGGGGTGCATAGCTTGCAGGATGGGTCGTTGCGCTTCAAGAGGCTGCACGGACTGCGTGGATGATGACGGGTTCCTGTGGGCGCGCTGCCAATGGGATACCCCGCCCGAGGAAATCGCGTGGCTTGCGCGGGAATTGAGGGCATCAACTGTTAATTACCAATAGGCAACAAACCATTTTTTAGCGGGGAGCGAAAAATGAGCATAACCATACAGAATCTACGCATTATACCCTACGGGCAGAAGGACACGCTAAAGCCCGTCTTCGGGGACACCATGCACCTCACCTTTAGGCTTGCGGACGCGCCGATGGAGGGCGACCGCTATTTGCTCGGCCTGGACTACGAGCGCATTTTGTTTCCCACGATGCGCCCACTGTGCGCGATGGCGACGGAGTACACGGCGGCTGGGACGGACGTTTCCTTCGATTTGAAAATCAACACGGAGAGGTTCGCGCTGTGGGCTTCTATGCTGAAAAAGCCCACGCCTATTTGGCTGCAACTTGTCAGGGTGCGCGGCGAGGAATACACGACCATCCTGCTTGATGATATTCTCGCCTTGCCATCGGTGGTGGACGGCGCGAACATGGTCTTCCCAGGCACGCCGCTGGAGGATAAGCTGGCTAAA